TGAATCGACTTTTTTTATGCGTTACAACCAAAGCGTTGCTGGTTCTGGTGGAAGTTATAGCGTTTTAGCGCAAAGAATTGAAGATGTCAGAACTTTTGCAGGACAAACTGTAACTTTCAGTTTTTGGGCAAAAGCAGCAGCAGCAACGACATTGCCGACAATAGAAATCTTTCAGGACTTTGGTTCTGGTGGTTCTGCTGGTGTGCAAACTTCTTTTGCTACTAGCGTTTCAGTTGGAACTTCTTGGACTAGATATACTTACACTGGAACTATTCCTTCAATATCTGGCAAAACAATTGGAACAAATTCTAACTGCCGTTTTACAATTTATTTACCCCTGAATACAACTTATACTTTAGACTTTTGGGGCTGCCAACTAGAAGCAGGATCAGTCGCAACAGCCTTCCAAACTGCAACAGGAACTATTCAAGGTGAATTGGCTGCTTGCCAAAGATATTACATTCGCCTAGATAATCAAACAGCGAACTCATTTACTGGATTTGGCAGAGCGTACAACACAACCTTTGTAGAGTCTTTTGTTTCATTGCCAGTACCTATGCGTATTTATCCTACTTCAATGGATTCAAGCAATTTAGCCATCAACAACAGCACAGTAAATTACAGCAGTGGAACTTTTGCATTAAATATCTACGGTCAAAGAAATCTTATTTATGTGCAATACACACACGGTTCAGGTGTGTTTACTCAGTCTAATATGTATAACCTGACTTGCGTTAATGGTTATATCGGATTCAATGCGGAATTGTAGGAGATGACAATGGATAATGTAACTTTTGTAGAAGTTGAAAACCGCGAAGGTCAAACAGAAACTCACGCCATTATTGACCGTGGCAATGGTGAATATACCTCAATGCTCAAATCAACCTATGATGAAATGATTGCAAAGCAAGATGAAGCCTCTACTCTGTAAAGCGGGGCAACAACTTCGTGAGCAGATTGATGATTCATTTCCTGACCGCGATAGAAAATCTGATGGTTGGATAGGCGATGCCAAACACTCCAATCGTAAGAGTGACCACAATCCCGATCCGTCTAACGGAATCGTCAGGGCTATTGATGTGGATAAGGACTTCGACTCACGCTCCAGCACAGGTGCTTATCTTGCCGACCAAATACGCCTATGCGCCAAGAAGGACAAGCGAATCTCCTATGTCATATTCGCAGGAAAGATTTCCTCAGCTAAATCACTTTGGCGTTGGAGAACTTATTCTGGCATTAATCGCCACGATAAGCATATCCATATCAGTTTTACTAAAAAGGGCGATGAGAATGGTTCGTGGTTCGAAATCCCTATGTTAGGAGCAGGAAATGAAAATAACTAAAAACACAAAGAATGCAATCAAATCTTACTTAAAGGCAGTTGCTATCTCAGCAATCACTTTAGGACTTGCATTGGTAGCAGATATTCGTCCTGAATATGCAGTCCTTGCTTCAGCTTTAGTTGCCCCTGTTGTCAAGTACCTTGACCCTACAGACGAGCAAATCGCATAATGAGCGCCCTTAACTGGGCGGCTCTAGCAGTTGCAGTTATCTCTATCGTTACTGGCTTTGCAGGATCAGTCCGCTGGCTAGTCAAGCATTACCTAAATGAACTAAAACCTAATGGTGGTTCATCGATGAACGATAGATTGAATCGACTTGAAGGGCGTGTCGAAACAATCATTTCTTTATTAGAGAGGTGACAATTTACACATGGCAAGAAAAGCAACTAAGAAGCTAACGGATGAAGGCTATTCTAAGTTAGATGCGTGGGCTATCGGTGTGCATGAAATGTATCGCGCCCTACGCAGAGCAGGCTTTCCAGTTGATTTGGCACTTGGCATAGTTACTGAACCTCAGGCTTATCCTAACTGGATACTTCCATCGCCTATTAACCCAAATATCCCAGAGCCAGACTGGTATGACGATGAGGATGAATGAAAAGAACTGTTGTAGTTCCAGACTTACAAGTTCCCTATCACGATCCAATAGCAGTAAAAAATGTTGCAGCGTATATTAAAGCTGTACGCCCCGATTCTGTCGTTACTCTCGGCGATGAAATCGACTTACCACAGATTTCCAGATGGACAGAAAACACTCCAGGATGGTACGAACAGACACTAGCTGCTGACAGAGATGAAGCAGTCGAAGTTCTTTGGTCATTGGTTGAGCACACTAAAGATGCTCACATTATCCGAAGCAATCACACAGACCGTCTTTACAATGTCATTATGAAGAAGATTCCAGCCTTCTTGGCATTGCCAGAGCTTCGCTTTGAGAAGTTCATGAAGCTTGACGAACTAGGCATCACCTATCATAAGAAGCCCTACGCCATCGCTAGAGGCATTGTGGCAGTTCATGGGGATGAACAGAGCATTAAGCCTCAGCCTGGTCTTACAGCCCTTGAGGCGGCTCGTAGGCATGGTATTAGCGTTATATGTGGACACACTCACAGAGCAGGTCAATCAGCCTTCACAGAGGCTTCTGGGGGCAAAATAGGGCGTATCCTGAGAGGCTGGGAAGGTGGGCATCTTATGGATGTCCGACAGGCTCATTACACTAAGGGCACAATGAACTGGCAGCAGGCGTTCATCGTCATCGAGGAAATCGGGACAAATGTGCAGGTCAGCATCATTAACCTAGAAAAGGACGGTACTTTCGTTGTGTCAGGTAAGAGATACGGGCGCGCTCGGTAACGATGTAATTCGTGACATTGACGACCAGATGGACGGGTCAGAATTGTTACCATTTCGTTATCAAAATCTACTGAATAAATCCCACTAGCTGTGCGACACTTTTCCTGTTCCCGAAATACGGGGCAAGAAAGGGCTATATGAATTCTTTAACAATCCTTACAGTTGTTGGACTTTGCTTAGCAAATTACTTTACCTTTAGATGGGGTCAGGAAACTGGCTACGATCAAGGGCTCGTCGATGGTCGCAAGGCTGTCCGTAAGTATTACGAGCAGGTGGGTAAGTGAAAGCAACAGAGGCACTCATCAATGCAATCGACATCATGCAAGATCGTGGCAAGGTCTACGGTCATCCGAAAATCAATCAAGGTCGCATCGCTGCGAGGCTATCCTGTCTACTTGATTACCCAATCACAGACTCTCAAGCTGCACTTGCAATGGTCGAAGTCAAGCTCGCAAGAATCACAGAATCCCCAAGCCACACAGATTCTTACATCGATGCAATAGCCTATTTGGCGATAGCAGTCCAACTACAAACAGAGGCAGATGAACTTTATGTTTAATCTAGATGATTATGAAACAGTAGAAGTAAGACTAGAGAAGTTCATTAAGGACTTCCCAGATTTCCGCGTTGAAACGGAGTTAGTGAGTTTCCAGAATGACAGATACATTGTTAAAGCATGGCTTTATCGTACTTTCGCTGATAGCACGCCGTTCGCCAGCGGGCTCGCTGAGGAAACGATTAGCAGTCGAGGCGTTAATGCAACTAGCGCATTGGAAAACTGTGAAACTAGCGCGATCGGCAGAGCACTTGCGAATGCTGGTTATGCAAGCAAGGGTAAGCGACCAAGCAAAGAGGAAATGGTTAAGGTCGCAAGAACAAAGTTCGCAGACAAACCGAAAGAATATATCCCTGTCGTAAATGAAGCCGATCCCTGGACTATTAAAACAGTCGCAGCTCCGACAACCTCAGCCGAAGCAGTCGCTGTTGTGAAGGACATTATAGGCGGCACAACTGACAAGGATGTTCCTCGATGTCCTCATGGTGAAATGCATTGGGCACATGGAATGACAAAGGCGAACAAGCCTTGGGGTCATTTCAAGTGCATGGCAGCAGCTACTGGTGAGATGAATCGATGCCCAAAGGGTGAAGATGTTATCTGGTATGAGATAAGTCCGGAAGGCAACTGGCGACCACAGAAGGCAAGGGCATAACTATGGGTGAAATGGTAATCTTTGATGATGGCACAGCAACCATCATGGGCGGAGAGTTCGAAGAACCGCAGGATATTGTTATCTATTGCGATCTTTGCAATGAACCTGTGGCTATTACTCCAGAGGCTAATGACCAGGTATTTGTTACCTGTCTGAGATGTCATGCAGTTAGCCATATTGCACTTAAAACATCGAAAGAAGCAGATGCCGAGCCAACACAGGAAACATAGAGGTTATGCGACCGAACGCCTAGTCGCCATGTACTTGCAGCAATGGTGGCACGCAGCTAGTGTCGGTCGTGGTCAAGGCGAGGACATTCTCAATGTTCCGTTCGACATCGAGATTAAGGCTCGTAACTCACTTGACATTAAAGGGACACTACGCCAGATCAAGGCACGCACGGACAAGTCAGGGAAGCTTGGCTTTGCGTGTTTCAGACTTAATGGTCAAGGGGAAGCATCAGTCGGTGAGTT